GCCAAGGGTGGATCATTCAGATGAACGGTACATGGCCCGGTCCTCCTGATTCGGCTAACAGTGTCTTTTGCAAGAATAACGTTGCCTCCGGTTCCCAGTATTGGGAATCAACGACTGTTGCTCTTGGTGTGCGTGTACCTACTGCCAACCTTGAAGTTAAGTTTACCGGGATTCTTACTAACGGTGTCGCGGTTGCGTCCCACATTAAGGTTATTCAAAGGAGTAAGTTCTAATGTCTATGGACCCCGGAATGGGACAGGATCAGACTAGCGGGCAACAGCAGGCTCAGATGCCTATGGACCCTGTGAGTAACAGGCTGTTCCATGCTTTCTCTGACGTAGATAGTGACACTAATGCACAGCACCACACACTAGGCCCCGGCGTTAATCAGGCCGCTAGTGGTGCGCATAGCCATGACGGCAATAACAGTCCGCTTCTCTTTAGCGGAACCATTACTGGATCACGCGGAGGTAATGCGGCAGTAGCCAACCTTATCTCCCTGATCTGCTCTCAAACGAATTTTGTCGATGGTACAACGGCGTAGTAACCCAAGAGAATTGTCCTTTGAGGATGCACTTGCTTCTGTGGGAAATACCCTAAAGAACACAGCATTCCTGCCTAACGTATTTCACCATAAGCCATACCCTAAACAGGAATGGTTTCACCAGTCTCAGAAGCACGGACGCCTTTTCATTGGAGGTAACCGTACAGGTAAGACTGTAGCAAATGTGGTGGAATGCGTCTGGTGGCTGACTAAGACGCATCCTTATAGGGTCATGCCTCGGGAGCCTGTACGCGGGCGTTTCGTCACCGTTGACTTCAAGAACATTATCAAGCCTGTCACCATTCCGCTGTTTAAGCAGTACATGCCTCAGCAATACCTGATTAACGGTAACTGGGAAGACAGCTACGATAAGCAGACTGATACCCTGCATTTGAATAACGGTAGCTTTATTGAGTTCATGAGTTACGAACAGGAGACGGATAAGTTCGCATCTGCCTCCCGTCACTTTGTTTCATTCGATGAGGAACCGCCACAGGATATCTTTGAAGAATGTGGTGCTCGTCTTATTGATACCAATGGTTCATGGTGGATGAGTATGACCCCGTTGTTCGGTATGACGTGGGTCTATGAGCGTATCTATGAACCGGCCAAGGATAACCCCAACCACCGCTTCTTCATTGTGCAGGCAGATATGGCGGATAACCCGTATCTTCCCCCGGAATCTCGTGACGCCTATCTCGCTACCCTTAGTGAAGACGACAGGCGTGCACGTGAAAAGGGTGACTTTGTGCAATTGGGTGGAAAGGTATTCAAGAACTTCCAGCCCCGGATTCACCGGATACCCATGAGTGAGTTTGAACTCACCAGCGATATGCGTATCTATACCTCTGTTGACTCTGGCTGGGTTCACCCTACCGCATGGCTATGGCACGCGGTAAAACCAGATGGAACTATCATTACGTTCTTTGAAATGAGGGATAGCTATGTCACTATCGAAGGATGGGCCCAGCGAGTCAAAGCCTATGAGTCCACGCTTAAGTACAAGGATACGGGTCAAAGAGCTAAGGTCTACCTTAGAACGGGCGATCCTGCACTTAGACAGACTAGGGCCAATACTGGAATATCAGATATCGGCGAGTACGCTAAGCACGGAATCTATCTCGCTGTCGAAGGCGTACCAACAGGACCTGATTCAGTTGATACAGGATTGCGAAAGTTTGATGAATACCTTCAGATTAATCCCCTGACGAAACAACCTACATGGCATTATGTAGAAAACTGTGTCCTGCTTGAAGATGAAATGCTTAAGTACCACTGGGAGACATGGGCCAGCAAGAAGCTGGAATCCAAGAATGCTCCCAAGACTAAGCCCCACAAGAAGCACGACGACCTCTGTGATTGCTTGCGTTACTTCATTACCACAATGCCTGATCTGTCTTTTGATGATTCTGTACCTACGAAGCAGGTCACTGATAGATTAGGTGCAGTAGCAGATATTCCTTTTCCCTTTACTGATCAGCCCAACAGTGGCGAGAAGGAATATAGGGATTTCGGATCACTTGAAGGTGATTCGGGCTATATACTGCACGACGAATATTCAAGCTGGGAAATGGAGTGGTAATGCCTGAAGTAATCTATGGTGGTCCTTACATGGAAGAGTCTGCCGCAATTGAAGCCGAACTTATGCACGCGCACAATGAGAACCGCGAACCTGATCTTTGGGGTCTGTTTGCTGATAAGGTCATTACGCAGGGTGCTGTGAACCTTATTGAGACTCACACTAATCCACCCGCTCCTTACGAGGGTGATCACTTCTATGCTCCCGCAGTAGAGCGTCCGTCCGAGGACTATGTGTTCCCGGGTGAAGGCGGCCCTAATACCGTTGACGACGAAAGTATCCGGTAATGTCTGATCCCATTAACCACCACCCTCACTCTAGGTTTACGCTCCATGAAAAAGCCTACCTATACCCGTTCCGGGACCTTATCTGGAATAAGTCAGATGGTCCGTTCATTGATCTTAAAGTGGATTTTCCCGATCCTACTAATAACTACGCAGACGGCACTGCTTATCTCCGCGTTGAAGACGTTGTGGAAATGGCTCACGTCTTGGGCATGGCGACGCTTGATGAGGTTACTGCTCTAAAGAATGAAAACGCTGAGCTTAGGGCACGGCTCAACGAACTCCCTACTAAGGTAGAAAGCTACAAAAATGAACTTTCCCGAGTTACTTCTGAGTTTCTTGCTTCTCTTGATTCTACAGTCACCTTGGTTGTACCTGATGTACCAAAATCAGAAGACCCAGAACCGACTTATCTTACGGAGCAGTCAGCTGTTAAGCAACCGGTATGGCCGGGTGATGAAGGAACTAAGCCGCGACCTAAGCGCAACAATTCAAGTTCAGGCCGAGCTAATGACACAGCAAAACAATCAGGCGATGAATCTCCTGTCAGCAAAGGACCCGATGAGCTTTCAGGCTCTGTCGATAAGCCAGCCGGGGAATCCCTCACGTCCCTTCTCGGACTCTGAAGTAGCTGTATCTGATACACCAGCCCAAGAAGCTATGGACGAAATTGTCCGGGTTCGGGGTTTTCTTAGTAGTGATGAAGCCGAGTGGTTTAGGCAAGAGGAAGGAATTGAGGTAGATGACCGTCTCATCCGGGACTGAACTCGACAGTAATGTCGGTTCCTCCTTTGAGCCTGTAGAAGACGATGATGTAAAGAAGCTCAAAGAGAAAGAACTAGAGCGTAAGCTCTCGGACTGGGCACAGGCTAACTACATCAAGTGTAAGAGTGATATCACTCCTATCCGTAATCAGTGGTATATCAACCTAGCATTCTTCAAGGGTGACCAGTATGTCGCCCTGCTTAGGGGGAAGCTTACAAGGGCTCCTAACGTGCCCGGTCGTGTCCGTATGGTCATCAATAAGATTCGTCCCGCTGTTCGTACTGAGATTTCCCGGCTGACTTCACAAAAGCCTCAGGCCTCTGTGGTGCCAGCGTCCTCTGAAGAAGAGGATATCCAGTCCGCAGAAGCTGGAAAGAATCTTTGGGAGTACGTCTACGAAACCAAAGACATTGCTAAAGCCTTTGCTGACGCAGCTTTTTGGGTATCTACTTGTGGTCTTGGTTATGTCAAGACCATTTGGGATAGTGACGCAGATGACTATGAAGCTCCAAACCCTGAAACACAAGAGCCTTCTGAGGGCGATATTTGTGTTACGGCTCCAACTCCTTTTAATATCATGGTTCCTAATTCTCTTGAACTTGATATACAGCGTCAACCTTACATTCTACATGTCTATACAATGTCGATTGAAGAAGCAAAAGACCGCTGGCCTGACGTTATCACACCCGATCATACTCCTAATGTTGTTTCTACTAATGAGATTATGGAAACTCGATACCTTAATCTTGTTGGGGCGGAAGAAACTGCTAAGCCAGACTCGTGCCTTATTATCGAAGCGTGGGTGAAAGAGGGTGCTACGAACCTTTTGCCTGAGGGTGGTATGTTCATCACTTGTGATAGGCGTGTGGTCTATTCAAGTCTGGAAGGCCTCCCGTATGATCACGGCGATTTCCCGTTCACGAAGCTTGAAAACGTTCCGTCTGGAACTTATTGGACTACTTCTGTACTGGAAGACCTTATTCCCATTCAGAAGGAAATCAACCGGGCACGCTCTCAGCTTATCGAGAACCGTAACAGCACCGCAAAATCGGGTTATTTCGTACAGCGAGGCTCTATTGATGTCACTAAGTGGACTTCTCGTCCCGGCCAGCTTGTGGAAATTAACCCCGGTTTTAAAGAACCAGTACCTATTCAGGTACCGACAATGCCCGGATACCTCAAAGACGAACAGCAGTACTACTCTGAAGACTTTGAGGATATCAGTGGTCAGCACCAAGTCTCTAAGGGACAGGCTCCCAGTGGTGTAACTGCCGCTACGGCTATTAACTTCCTTCAGGAACGTGACGACTCTTATATGGCTCCGGTCTATAAGAGCTTTGAGCGCGGTATTCAGGCGGTCGCTAAGCAAGTTCTTGAGCTTTGTGTCCAGTTTTGGGATGAAGCTCGACTTGTCCGCTCTGTGGGACCGAACAATGCTATATCGGTGCATCTGCTAAAGGGTGCCGATATTAAGACCGGTACCGATATCCGTATCGAATCCGGCTCTGTACTGCCTGTATCCAAGTCTGCCAAGAACGCTATGTTCATGGATATGATTACCCGGGGTATTATTCCCGAGGATAAGGGTCTGGAACTCATGGAATTGCCTAACATGCAGAGCTACTACGAGGAAGCGGACGCTGATAAGCGTGCGGCTCACCGTGAGAACACTGTCTTCCAGACGATGGACCCTGAACAGGTAAAGACTACGCTGGGTATCCGGGACGTTATGAAGCAACAGTTCCTTATGCAGAACGGTATGCAGAACGAACAGCAGGCACGTAGTAACCCGACCCTTGCTCAGACCGTTGATAAGTTCGATGCACCTATCGTACCTGTTAACGACTGGGATGATGATGACCAGCATATCCAAGCTCACGGTCTTTTCCTTAAGTCTCAGACGTATCAGACTCTTGATCCGATTGTGCAGAAGGAAGCTAAAGCCCACTACGACGCTCATATCGCTAAGAAGCAACAGAAGATGCTTAGCCAGATGATGATGGGTGGAACAGCGGGTGGCGGTGGACAAGGCGGACCGACACAAGGCGCTCCGGGATTGCCTCCGGGTGGTAGTGCACCGCCTAAGGGACCTCAGGGTGGACATAATGCCGGTGGTAATAACCAGTTCTCTAACCCGGCACCTGCACAGCAGGGTGCTGGACAGCAAGCTTAATCCTAAGATAATCTATACATAGAGCGTCAAGACCGTTAGTGGAACAACGCGGAATGGAAATACAATGAGTAGTGGCCCGATTGAAACTGAGTTTGAACCGGAAAGCCAAGAGTCTGAGAACCACGAGTTTTCAGAGCCACAGCTTCCCGAAGGAAACGAAGAAGCCAATAGTGAGCCGACTCCCGTAGAGACTGAGCCTAATAAGGCTGAGCAGGCTATCAAAGATAACCCTGCTTGGAAGGACATTCTGGACCCAGTACCAGAACACTTCCACTCTCACCTGAAGGGTCACCTTTCGCGTATGGAGAAGTACGCGCAAGAGCAACAGCAGCAAGCGGCAGCTTATAAAGAGTTTAGTGAGAATAATATCTCGCGGGAGCAGTTGACTCAGGGTTTGCAACTCATGAATCTTCTGAATACCAATCCGCGGGGAGTATACGACTATCTACAGCAGGCGTATAACTTCCAGCAAGCTCAAGCCGCCGCTCAAAGCCAAGAGCAACAGCGCACAGAGGATCAGACCCTTGAATTGGGGGAAGATCAGCCAGATATCTTTAAGGACCCACGAGTCCAGCAACTAGCTAATCAGGCTCAGTTTGCACAGCAGGCAGTAGAGCAAATGCAAAACGCTCAACTGGCTCAGCAAATGCAGGCTCAGGTAGATGCTGAAGTCAATGCAGTGCAGAACCACATGCAGTATAAGAACCTCCCTATGGATTTGGTCATAAGGACGGCACTCGGTATGGCGGCGGAACAGCAGGCAAAGACAGGACGAGAAACTCCCGCAGATGTTATGGCCGCCGCAAAGGTGCTTTGGGAAACAGGTGGATTTGCTCCTAGAAATAGGGCTACTCCCCCGCCTAATCTTTCTAGGGCAAGAACCGGAGTACCAGCGGACTCTGAACCTGAGTATGGAAAAATGACTCGTCAGCAACGAACAGCTTATGTCGCAGATATGATGCGACAGTCCGAACAATAAGGGGTAGGTTATGCCGCAGAACATGACAAACCTTCAGCCTGTACTGAAGGAAGTCTATACTAAGACTCTTAACGAGCAACTCAATAACGAGACTCGTGCTTACAACCGCATCAACAAGACTTCCGAGGGTACAGCCGAACAGCCTTATGGCGGTCGGTATGTTGTGTTCCCGATTCACATCGGTCGTAACTCTGGTATCGGTGCGCGTAACGAAAACGAAGCTTTGCCGACTGCCGGTTACCAGCAGACTCAGCGTGCACAGCTTTCTCTGATGAACCAGTACGGTGTTATCGAACTCTCCGGTCAGACCTTTGAGCTTGCCAATAAGGACTACCAGACGTTCGCTAACGCAGTGGACCTTGAAATGGACCGTCTTAAGGACGATCTTGCTAAGGACCGCAACCGTCAGTACTTCGGTAGTGGCAACGGTAAGATCGCTACGGTTGTATCTGTAGCTGGTCAGGTTATCACCGTTGACTCCGTTCAGAACATTCAGGACAACTCTGTACTGGATGCTGTTACTACGGGTGGTACTCTCCACGGTACTGCCGCTCTTGTGGTTACCGGTATTGATACGGTTAACCTCACGGTTACTGTTACGGGTACGACTACGGGCATCGTTGCTAACGATATCCTTATCCGTACCGGCAACTACAACCGCGAATGGAACGGTCTCGCCAGCATTGTAGATAACGCTTCTACTCTGTACGGTATTAACCCGTCTTCTACTCGCCTCTGGAAGAGTGAAGTCAACACGCAGGGTGGCACTTCCACCGCTCTCTCCGAAGCTGTATTCATGCGCATGGTTGACCGTCTGTACCGTAACGGTGCTAAGGCCAGCGTTATCCTTACTTCTCTCGGCGTACAGCGTGCTTACTGGCAGTTGCTTACTCAGCAGAGGCGCTTTACTGACACCAAGACCTTTGCGGGTGGTTATGTTGGTCTTGAGTTCAATGGCGGCGCTTCTGTGGGAGCACCTATCCCGCTTATCGCCGATATCGACGCACCGCCGTCTACCGCTTGGTTCCTTACTGAGAAGCACTTCTCTCTCTTCCGGCCTCACGGCTTTAAGTTCATGGACCGTGACGGTTCTATGTGGAAGCAGAAGGTTGACGCTAACGGTCGATACGACGCTTACGTCGCTCTGATGTACGAATACTCCCAGCTTGGGTGCACCCGGCGTAACGCGCAGGGCATTATCACGAACATCACTGAGGATATCGCGTAAGCGATTCACTTCTACGCTAAGGGGAGTGGGACTTCCCACTCCCCTTAGTTATGAAAGGATAACACAATGGCACAGCGCGATTCTGGAATGCCGGGATATCTTCATCGTCGTGAAGTATTTGCCCGTCTCGCTAAGCAGTTGCTTGGCGATAACCTCGGTACTGATCTTCTCAACCCTTTCTCTATCGAAGATGCCCTTATGAAGCAGGTAAACCTCGGTAACCTGCTTATCACGGACCTCTCTGAGCACAACTTTGCGGCTCCTGTTATTGCGGCGGGTGCCAACGCGGGTACTACTCCCCCGGCTCCCGTTCTCTCTGCGGGTTCTACGGATGCACGCGGCGGTATTACTTTCGGTACGGGTACTACTCCCGCCGCAGGTGCTATGGTCACGGTTACTTTCGGTCAGCCTCTTCCGGCTGGACGTATTCCGTATGTAAGCCTTGACCCGAATAACGCCGCTACTGCCCCGTTGGCAACGTATATTGCCAGTGCCAGTAACACGGGATTCACCATTTCGCTTGCTTCGGCACCTGCGGCTTCTCAGGCTAACACGGTTTACGCTATTCACTATACTGTAAGCTAGTGCTATGTCGGGGGAAGACCAGACGAACAATGCGGTCTTAGTCCAAGTACAAATACAGCTAGGTAAAATTGAGGGTATTCTTTCCACTCTTGTAACGGAACATGCACGACGTATCGCAGACGCAGAAGACGTTTCCCGTAAGCTTCGTACAGACCTTACAGCGGTTAAGGACGAAGGGGCTAAGGCTCTCGCAGACTTTGCGGAAAAGGTACAGAAGCGGTGGGAAGATACAAACAAGGATACGGCTCAAACAGCCGCGAACCTAGCCGGAACCATATCCGCACACGAAACAACAATACAGGATATCAAGAACGACGTATCCGGTATTCAAGATAAGCAACACAACGGATTGTCTAGGGCGGCTATTATAGTCAGTCCACTGGTATCCGTAGGTGCATTGCTTTGGTCGATCATAAGTAATCATCACTAACAGGAGGGGTCGGTTAACCGGCCCCTCCTTTGAGATAGGACCGCTATGTCTTTCCCACAGGATATAAGCACTACCTTTGACGATGGTACAGCACAAGGCTGGACAGCTGTTACTGCCGGTGCGGGTACTGCTACTATTATCGCGGGTGCGGCCCATGATGGTTCTTTTGGAGCACAGGGAAGCGTACCTGCGGCTACTGTTGACATAGCCAACTTCAAGAGAAGTGTCGGCCCTGCCCCAGCTATTACCATCAAGGGATGGTGGAGGGTCACTACCGAGGGCGCTAACGGCTCCAACGTCCCTTTTGCCCGTCTCTTTTACGGAACACAACGACTCGCTGACGTATACCGCGCTAATGCCGTAGGCGGTAACAACGTATGGCTCCGGGTAGTTAAGGCCGCTGGGGGCTCTAACTACTGGTTTATCGGTGCCGCTTTTACACTGGCTCTTAATACTTGGGTCTATGTAGAGTTCACATGGAATATCAACGGTACTCCTACCCTCAAACTCAATGGGACTACTTACCTGTCCTCTGCCAATAAGCCTGCCGACTGGTTCTCAGCCCCTCAGATTGATACCGCTTACCTTGGTTCTCAGGAAGTCGGTAACCAAGGTGTCTGGAACATTGATACTGTCAGCGTCACCGCCCCTGTGGACGGAGGACTTAGCCTAGCTAATACGCAGGTTGAGTACTACCAGAAGACGCTAGGACCTACTTCGGGGTCTAGGGCTGATCTGTACTACAAGTTCCTCCAAGCTAAGACCTCAAAGACTAATCTCTCTACAGAAGATATGGAAGAGATTTACTGGAACACTGTAGCCGGTACTTCTGGCCTTAGTGTTCAGGATGCCAAGCGTATAGCGTTTGGTAGCGCAAATCAGTACGAAGAGCTTTACTGGCTCCGAGCACAGCCCTAAGGAGAAAACAATGGTACTGCACGTAGTAGACGTTTCCCGCTATCAGGAGGGAAAGCCCACCACCACTATCCCTAATCTGGATGGTGTCATTATCGGCGTGACCTTTGGTTGCGAAGGCGCTAACCCTATCTGGAAGGAACAGTTCAATGAAGCTCTGGATGATCCCCGGAACCTTGTTATCGGTCTTTATCACATTCGGAATCGGACGGTACATACTCCCGCCGAAGAAGCACAGTTCTTCCTGAGTGAAATCAACACTCACCCACGTCTTCACGAGCGGGCTATCAACACCTTTATGGACAGTGAGGAACACCCTCCCGGTACTGATAAGGTGGAGTGGGTTTATCAGTGGAACGAATACGTTGGTGCTAAGCGGGCTTATCCCCTGACCTATGTCGGGGAAGGCGAAGTCAATGCGTACAACTGGGATAAGGTTGCTACCAAATCCTCCCTGTGGGGTTCCCAGTATGACTACACTACTCCTGAACAGGGATGGGACGATAACCGTAAGATTCTCGGAAGCTTCTCTTATCCGGTAGCTTGGGAAAACGGTCAGGTATCAGAGTGGAAGGCATGGCCGGTAGTAGCGGGTCACCAGTACTCTTCTACTACATTTTTCGGTAATGAGGGTCCATTTGACGTATCCCTGTTCTTTGAGGATAAGGCAACGTGGTACAAGTATGCGGGTGCACCGTCTCCTGCTCCTACACCTGCTCCTGCTCCTGCCCCTCATCCGGCACCTGCTCCGGCTCCTAAGCCTGCTCCTGCTCCTAGCCACCCTACTCAGTGCATCGTAGAACCTAACGATACGCTTAGCAAGATTGCCGCACAGTTCCATACGTCGGTACAGGCTATTCTCGGAGTAAATAGGTGGATTACTAACCCCAACTTTATTAAGGTGGGGTGGGTTCTCAATCTTCCTTCTGCGCAAGGGGTACCCTCTGGTACTGTTTATATCGTACAGTCCGGTGATTCCCTTTCGGGTATTGCCTCTAAATACGGTACGGACTACCAGACTCTCGCGCGATACAACGGTATCGCTGATCCTAACAAGATTTTCCCGGGAGAGCGTATCCGTATCCCCTAAGCAGGAGATACAATGACTTACGAGTTTGTAGGCAACACAATGGTACCCTCTGAGGTACTCGCTAACGATGCTGACGTAGCAGAGCGTTATCCCGGCTTTAGGGTCGCTTACATGCCAGCTACGCTTAAAGAGGTCAACACCACCTTCTATGGTCGGGTCGAGAAGCCTTTTGCCATTGTGAATGAAGCAACTCAGTCAGTCA